TGTTTGTGAACCAACACCAAATAAAACTCCAATTCTGGAATTATCAAATGTTGATATATCTAAACGTAATGGAATATCAGATGTTATGTCTAAATCTGTTACTACGTTATTATTCGTTACTCTTAGTACTATATCTCTCATTATGTTCTGCTTCTAGGTTTATTACTTAATTCATATTGAATTGTTACCTGATATTTCTTTTGTCCTCTAATATTTGTTCTATAGGTAAAATTAGTATTTGTAAGATTAATAGGAATAAATTTATCTTCTACTTGTAAAAACACACTTGGTGATGTAAATAATTCTTGATAATACTCACTTATAGCAGTTATAGGACCACCTGTGTTATTATGATTCCTACCATTATTAAAATTAGTTACACTTATTGGATCACTCGTGATTTGATACTTATAATCTTGATTCATATAGTATTGTGTGAAACCTCTATTATATGCGTCGTATGAACTGATTTGACTATTATAATCAGCATTTACTGCCATAAATTCACTACGCTCATTTATTACAGCATTTTTATTTGTAGGTGTATTTAATCCTATAAAATCCCAAACACCCCATTTATTAATAAAAGCAAAATTACTTCTAGTTTCATATTCACACGGTTCATCTCTAGTATAATAGAATTTATGTTCCTCGCTAGGTCCTACTTTAGCAAACATAACATTCCAATCTGATCCTGTAGCTGGAGATAAAAGTGGAAGATTTCTAGGTGCTGCAGGTAATGTTACAAATGGAATATCTGCTCCTGACCCAGTTTGTGTTAATAAAGGTGTTAATGCATTTAAATCTGCTTCTGACCATTTTACGTCTCCTTTACTTGTAGCAGGTACTCCATTACCAGGTGCATTAATTAATGCAATTTGTATTGCTCTAGTAAGATTATCATTTTCTGCTGATCCAGATATATTATAATATGATAATGTACCTCGATCATTATTTGCTATTGGTTTTAATATATGTGATTTTTCAAGATTATTTTCATCATTTCTTACAAATGAAGGCCAATTAGTTAAAAATAATTTACCTACATTTACTCCTGAATAATCAGGATTACTACCTGTAAAGTTAATTCTACTATCTTGATAATTCCAATTCCATGAACCAAAATTACCTGCTGGTAAAGGAGCTAATGTTGGAATATTTAACCTACTAAAATCATTTAATGTTGGATATATTGAATCAATGTCTCCTATGTTAGATCCTGAAGTTGAATTTATAGTTACTTCCCATGCTTTAGTATTAGGATATCCTCCTACACCTACAACATTATCTGGAAATAAAGGATATGTTATTGATCTTACTCTATCTGATGATGCTGTATAATTATTACATAAATAATATGCTTCAAATATTGGTGGATTAAATGATGATGTTGGTATACCATTTACTCTACAACCATATACGTTACCTATACTTCCTGTAAACGGAGTTGATATTAATATTTCATTTGGTCCTCCTGAACCTGATACATTTGATATGTCAATAATCATTTGTTGATTACTCATATCATAAACTTCTAATGATGCTCTTTGGTCTGCTGATGGAACACCAGTTATAGAAATAACTTCTAAAAGATATTCTCCATTGTTTGTTGATAAATCAGCATTAGTAGAAGCACTATAAGCAAATGAACCTGTACCTCCGTAGCCTCCGGTTGGAAATGCTCCGTTTACTCTTAAATTAACATCTACAAAATCAGCACCGGATGCTTCGTATACAAAGAAGTTTACACTACCTGTTCCTGAATTAGCATATACAGGGGCTGTTGATGAAGATAAAAATTGATTTTCATTCCATGGTTCCCATACTGCTCTATTTAATACTAAGTCACTACCTGATACTGCAGGTGCACCTACTCCTCCTTTACCATTGTATACTGTTACACTTGATGATGGTGAAGTACCATATTCACAACCAAATGCTACTTTAAATTGTTTATATGAATTAATAATATCAGGTGAATCTTGACCTATTGATGCTGTAGGATCAGTAATATAAAATGTATCATCCTCTAATAATTTTGCTCTACAAGGTATTGCTACATTGAATATAGCTCCGTCTGCACTATTTTGTCCTTGTCTTAATCTAGATATTAAATTACCATTATGATCTTTTACATCACACAAATATTTAAATTGTGGTTGATTTACATTAGTTGAAATAACGCTATACATTAATTTTGTATATGCGGTATTCATTTGTGTAGGTTCTTGTTGTATAGTTAATGCCATTACCTTCCTATGTTTATGTTAGACATTTCCCATTTCAAATCGTATTGAAATAATTTTTGACTAAATTTATTTGTTTTCCAAGTATATGAAGCGTTTTTAATGTTTATAGGAGCAAACCCGTTTGGTATAACTTGTCTTTCCATATAAAAATCACTTGCATTTAATGGTAAATTTACTATTGCTTCATTTTGAATAAATACAGATGGTGATTCAATTAATTCACTTAACCAATCACTTGTAGCTGTATCTATATAATCAGTTGTTACTGAGAAATCATCTACGTATGTAGTATAATAATCGTTTTTACCACGTGAATTACTGTTAAATACCGCGCCACTAGTTGTATTCATATTCTGCCATGGCAATTGTGGTTTAATGTAATTTTTACGTGTTATTTTACTTGTTTTCTTTACTGGATTTACCACATTATAATAATCCATAACACCTAATTTGTTAATAAAAGCAAATCTTGTTCTACCTTTTATAAAATCATTTTGAAGACTAGGTATAGAACCATCTATTGTTTGATCATAGAATGAACAACTTGCTTGTGTAAATCCTATATTGTAATTATTTGATACACCTTCTATTTCATATGTTATTCTACTCCAATTATTTGGAGCAATCCAATATGATGCTGAATGAGCATTTACAGTATTAGGAAAATTACTTGCTGATAAATTAGCAGGACCAATTCCTAGATGAACTAAAGGACCAGGAGGTGAAAATTGGGAGGAAATGAAATCTGTATTATTGCTATATGCTAATACACCATTTTCATCATATACTTTTGCTTCTACAAATTGAATACCATTAGTACTACCATCTTGTATCAATGATACTGTTTCATAGTCGTAACTAAATGCTTCGCCTGTTAAATTATCCCAATTTCCATTAGTCCAGAAACTTGATGTTTGATATGCTGGATTATTTGTTAGTATAGGATTACCTGCTGGTGCATCTTCACTCCATTGATCTTCAGGCCAATCATAAGTTAAATTTGTATACTCATTAACTGCAGGTTGTAATAAAATACTATCACTTGAACCACTAAATGAGCAAGTAAATGCTGCACTACCTGTCTGTCCTAAACCATTATATGAAATTATAGATGATGAAGGTGATGATGAATATTCTTCACCCATTACTACTTTAAAAAAAGCAGCATTAGTATTGCTGTATTGACTACCAGTAGCTTCCATCGCGTTATCATATGTTAAGTACTGTGAACACACGCGTGCTATATCTACCATAGCAACTGATGCGCTTGGAAATGTTTTCACGGTAGTTACCGGAGCTGATCCTCTTTGAGGAATGTATATTTCTGTTACTAACCTATATTGTGCCATAGACATAGATGGACTTGTTACAACAATAGGTAAGTTATTTGTTGTTGCGTTTACTTTATAAGGTGATGATACAATTGATAATGCCATATTATGTTACTATTCCTCCAGCTGATTTAGCTGCATCATTAATGTTAATTATTATATCTTTTTCTAATGCTTTTGTTATTTCGGCTGTGCCAAAATTAGCTGCTGCATTATCAATTGACTCCATTATAAATGGTTTTTTACTATATTTTTTAACACCTCGTTTTTCTATGCTTTTTGCTATTGCAAATGCAAATGATTTAGGTGATTTAAATGCTGCTGGTACTGGTATTTTTTTACGTTTAATCCATCCTTCTATAGGACGAATAGGAGGCATTCTACCTGCTCGTCTACCTGGTCCTCCATCTTCTAGTAATTCACCATACCATAATAATGATACTTGTAATTGTTCACCTTGATTATTAGGTAATGGAACTACTGTTCTAGTAATTGACCTAGCTAAGTCACCTGTATTAACCGATTTATTCTCAAATAATTGGTTTTGCATTTCGTCAATTATACGTTGACCGAAATCCATAAGTGCGTTATCTAGATTTTCTAATTCCATTTATGGTTTCTTAGGGAAATTACAGTAATCATAAATACCTGATTCTTGAAATTGTATTGTGCCTACATAACCATATACTCTATCCATAAATGCCTCTAATGTAGGTGTTATACCTGTTATATCATACGATACACCTTTTGATTGATCATCACTTGGAGGTCCCCAATTCATGTATCCTCCAAAATCATATAATACTTGTTCCATCTTAGACATTACTGCCTCAGGTGATTGATTTTGTAATCTAGGAACATCTAAAGCATATAATTCAAATGATAATATTCTTAATCGTGTATCCTGTGAGTATCCAGGTGATTGTAATGGTCTTAGAAAAACATAAGGATACTTTATATTTTGACTTGATGAATCTAAATAATCAATACTACCGAAAGCAAATGAGTTTACATACTCATGAGCATCAGCTGCTGATCTAAATGTTTGTACTATGTTTTCTAATGATGTCATTATTTCTTAATTTTTGTTTTTTTAACTACCACAGCATCAGGATCACCCGCTGCAATACATTCTTTAACTAACGATAATTGAACCATTAGTTGTGCTGCTATTCTATGTGCATCAATTCCAGCCATATGTCTTGACCATACATCTCGTCTATCTGCTTTTTTACAATTACATGCCATAATTTATTTATTTAAGTTTAATTCTATTTCTACGTTGTTTTTCTGCTTGTGCTTCTAATAATTTATAATCTTTATCTATTGCCAAGTAGTTTAAAACAAAATTTATATTTAACTTAGTGATACTGTCTTCTCCTGTGATATTGAGTATGTTTGTTTTGGCGAGCGAATATAATGTCGCAAACCATCCCCAATGTCCGTCAAAGCTTCCAGTGTCTGCTTCGTCAGTAACTTCCTCATTTTCTCCGTTTTCACTGTTTTTAAAGAGTTGAGAGAATTTATCCAGTGTAAGTTGGCGGTTCCTAAAAAAAAATTCAATGCTCCTAAAGCGAATCCTGCTGGTAATTCTTTCATTACCTCAGCATCAACGTGTCTTTCATTATTATCGTATTCCTTTACAGTATACCATTTAAATGCATTATCAACTTTATTTTGCATTAACTGAATATTATGTTTTGCCTTAAATTTTAACTTATCAAATCTGTGTTTAACTACAGGTCGATATAGTACCGCCATAATCGCATGTAAGTTTTTATTTGGCTCTTTACATAATTGTTCTAGATCAATAAATTCACCCATAGACATAGTTGATATATCTACATACCCATAATTAATTCCTTTGTGTTGCCACATAGGATAAAATTCAGGACTAGCAGATACTTTATCACTAAAATCTTTAGCAACTTTACCTAAGTCACTTATTGCCCATGTCTTAACTTCATCTTCAGGTATTTGAGTGAACACATGAATTGTTCTAACTATTTTACCTAATTCAGATAAATGCTCTAAGTTTTGCAATTGTTGAAATCTATCAATTGACAAATACTCAGGTATTGTTATATTATAATTCTTCTTCATATACACATAAATATTTATTTTTATTAAAATCGAGGTGTTACATTACTCCAAATCTAGGTTTAACCTGTCTAGCAGCTGGACTAATATACATTTTATTTGATTGTATTTCATTTCTTGCCTTATTTGCTAACATAAGTGAATCTACTAAATCATCATGTA